AGTTACCCTTAATAGTTTGCCGTAGTAAATCAGGCGGCGCACACGTATTTTTATTTACCAAAGAAAATATTCCAGCATCGTTGATGCAATCTAAATTAAAAGACATGTCCATCATACTTGGTTATGAAGGATCAGAAATATTTCCAAAACAAACAGAGATACTAGTGGAACGTGGGGACACTGGTAATTTCTTAAACTTACCCTACTACAATAACACGAAAGGACTAAGATATGCGATTCATGATAACGGTGATGCTCTTACACTTGAGCAGTTTTATACTGCGTATGATAAGTATAGTTGCACCCGAGGAGATGTTGAAGGAATTCGAGTTGCAGAGAAAAAGAAAGACGAATCCTTCCCCTTGGGACCGCCCTGTTTAAATAAATTAGCAGTGATAGGTTTTGGTGAAGGTTCTAGAAACAATGCATTATTTAATATTGCAGTGTTTTATAAACAATCTAAACCAGATACGTGGGAAGATGAAATTGTAAAAGCAAATATGAAATTTATGGACCCACCATTAAGTAACAATGAAGTTCAACAGTTAATAAAATCTGTTAACAGAAAGGGTTATGATAAATATAGATGTAAGGATGCACCTATTAATTCTGTATGTCAATCAGGACTATGCAGAACAAAAAGATTTGGTGTAGGATTTGGTGAAGAAGAAATGCCAGTCCTTGGAAGTTTAACTAAATATACTTCTAATCCTCCTCAATGGTTTTTAGATGTAGATAAAAAAAGAATCGAATTAAAATCAGAACAACTTTATAATCCTGGTATGTTTGCGTTAGCTTGTTTAGATCAAGCTAATAAAATTGTACCTGTACCTAAACCTAAAGATTGGAAACAACATTTTTTAAAACCTATGATGACTAACTTACAAGAAGTTGAGCCATTAGAATCTTTAGATCCTATTAATGAAGTAACAGGACTCTTGCAAGATTGGACTACTAATAGACAAACAGCAAGAACCTTGGATGATATATTTAATAAATTACCATATACCGATGGAGAGTTTACATATTTTAGAATGGAAGATTTTTATAGTTTCTTAAAAAAGAATAACTGGGATATGGATAAAATTAAAACAGGAAATTTAATTAAAAGATTAACTACTAAAGAAGGATATAGTGAAGATATATTTGTAGAAGAGGTTAGAATGACCATTAAAAAACAAACACCAAGACTAATTAAAATTAAAACAATGAAAAAAATAGAAGCGTCTACTTCTAAAGAACCTTATCAACAAGAGAACTTTTAATGAAATACTCTAAAGATGTAGGTGTCAATTGGCATTTAAGATTTAGACTAATAATACACGAACTAACAGAAGAATTAGAATTAACACAAATACAATTAAAAATAGCGGAAAGGAAATTAAAGAAATATGAAAACAATAATACTAGGTCCACCAGGGACAGGAAAGACAACAACGTTGTTAAACTTAGTAGATCAATTTCTAAAAGATGGGATAAGGCCTAGACAAATAGGTTACTTTTCTTTTACAAAGAAAGCTGCAACAGAAGCAGCCACACGTGCGGCCGAAAAATTTAATTTAGATATAGAAAACGATCTTCCATTTTTTAGAACTTTACATTCTTATGCTTTTAATCAATTAGGAATGACTAAAGAAAAAATGATGAAGCAAGAAGACTATAAAGAATTTGGACAGAAATGTGGGATTCCCATTAAGACTGCAAAATATTCTACAGAAGATGGTACATTTAATTCAGACAATGAATACTTAACTATTATTAATACAGCTAGAGTTAAACGTATGGACTTGTTAGAGTATTATGATTCAAGACAAAATATTTTAGATATAGAACGTGGCACATTATTTTTATTAGCCGAAGAATTAAAACGATTTAAAAAAGAAAAAGGACTTAAAGATTTTACAGATTTACTTGAAGACTTTTTAAATAAAGAAACTTTAAACAAGTTTGAAGTATTATTTATAGATGAAGCTCAAGACTTATCATTACTACAATGGGATATGGTAAGAAAGATATGGAGTCGTGCAGGTAAAACTTATATTGCGGGTGATGATGACCAAGCTATTTTTAAATGGGCTGGTGCAGATGTAGATCACTTTATAGCGTTAAAAGAAGAAGTTGACGACATACAAACACTAGATCAATCTTATAGGATTCCTGGAGGACCTATACATGAACTATCACAAAAGATAATAAGTAAAGTACAAAATAGATTTGATAAAGAATATAAACCTAGAGAAGAAATAGGAATTTTAAAAAGATATTCCGATATTACTCAGGTCGACATGAGCAAAGGTGAATGGTTAGTTTTATCTTCAGCCAACTATTTTTTAGAAGACGCAAAAGATTTGTGCGAGATTCAAGGATGGTACTTTCAATACAAAGGTATAAATTCGGTACCTCTAAAATTATTATTAGCTTTAAATAATTGGGAAGCGTGGCGTAAAGGAGCTCAATTAAATCATTTAGAAATTAAAAATATATATGAGTATTTAGGATCCAATGTTTTAGTTGGATTTCAAAAAGGTAAAACTTTACATTCAGATGTAAAATATACATTAAAAGAGTGCAAAGAAACCCATGGATTACTTACTGATAAAGTTTGGTATGAAGCTTTTGAAGGACTTGATCCGATGACAGAAACTTATATTCGTAATATGAGGGCGAATGGTGAGCAAATAAATAAAAATCCTCGTATAAAAATGTCAACAATACATGGAGCGAAAGGAGGAGAAGCTGATCAAGTATTACTTATGCAGGACTTAACAGGTGCCGCGATTGAAACTTTTAGTCATGATCCAGATGAATTACATAGATTATTTTATACTGGAGCGACGAGAGCGAAACGCGAATTGCATGTGTTAGATCCTAAAAATTTTGATCGAGCTTATATTATATGAGTAAAGTTTGGGATAAACAAATTGGAGGACAACACTATCAAAAGTTTGTCATTCAACCAAGTAAATTTGTAGTAGAAAATAAGTTGTTATTTCCAGAAGGATGCGCTATAAAATATATATGCCGTCATCCTTTTAAGGGACAAAAAGAAGATTTGCTCAAAGCAATTCACTTTATTGAGATGATAATTGAAAGGGATTATAAGTGAGAAGAACACAGATACCGCTATTTGCACCCGAAACAGAATGGGTAGCACCACATGAATTAAAAGATTTATCAGGCGCCAAAGAGGTGGCGATTGATTTAGAGACCTATGACCCTGATTTAACTACTTTAGGCTCAGGTAATGTCACTGGAAAAGGGCACATTGCTGGCGTTGCGGTGGCCGTAGAGGGCTGGTCCGGCTATTATCCTATAGGACACGAGGGTGGTGGAAATATGGACAAAAAACTCGTTTTAGAGTGGGTTCAGGACCTAGTTAATCAAGAGAAAACTACCTTTATATTTCACAATGCAATGTATGACGTCTGCTGGTTAAGACAAGCCGGTATAAAAATTAGAGGTAAGATTGTTGATACAATGATTGCAGCGTCTTTGATAGATGAAAATAGATTATCTTATAGATTAGATATCCTTTCAAAATATTATGTAGGTATAGGTAAGAATGAAACTTTATTAAATGAAGCAGCCAAAAGTTATTCTATTAATCCTAAATCAGAAATGCATAAACTTCCTTCTATGTATGTAGGTGAGTATGCTGAACGTGACGCTGAAGCTACATTAAAACTTTGGCAAAGACTTAGTACAGAATTATATAATCAAGAATTAATGGATGTCTTTACATTAGAGACAAAATTATTTCCTTGTTTAGTTGACATGAGATTCAAAGGTGTAAGAGTTGATCTTGAACATGCGGACAATTTGAAAAAAAATCTTATGGAACGAGAGTCTAAAATTATTAATAAAATCAAGAGTTTAACAGGAATTGATGTAGAAATTCATGCAGCACGAAGTATCGCAAAAGCATTCGACAAATTAAAACTTCCGTATGATAGAACTGAAAAAAGTAATGAGCCTAGCTTTACAAAAAACTTTTTACAAAACCATCCTCATGAGTTAGCTCGATCAATTGCAGACGCAAGAGAGATTAACAAAGCTCACACAACTTTTATAGATTCAATTACAAAGCATGCACACAATG